GTAGCTGCATCAGCAACAACAATAGTATTACCTATTCTTATTGACATATTGTGGTCAGAACCTAAAGTAATAGTTGAACCAGTAGTAGTTGTAGCTCCAGTAAGTTCAACACTTAAGTCTCCTGTTCCGTTCTCATAACCAATGTGTAATCTGTTTTGCTCAGACCAAATAACTTGGTCAGAAGTCATTGGCATTTCTGCTCCAACCATACGTAAAAATCCAGATAAAGTTCTGTTTCCGTATCGCTCTACCTCAGCTTCATAAAGCTCTGGTAAGTACTGCTGTGCAAAATCGTTTCCGCTTCCGTCAGCAAAGTTTAAATAATTTGATGCCAAAGCAGATTTAGTTGGCATTGGTCTTAAGTTAAATGCGCCTAGTGGGTCTACACCCGTTCCAAATTGTCCCATTTGTTTTTGTTTTTTGTTTTTTTAATTGTTAAATTGTGATTTTTTAATCTTTAATTTTGAAGAGTCTATACCGTTTACGGCTTTAACTTTAAGACCATTAATAAAAACACTGTCACTTGCTGTCTGCCTTGGAGTGTCTGAAATGTTCTTTGAACTATTTACAACATCCTTGACGGCATCTGCTTTACCTTGCTCATAAAAATGACTTGCAATCTGATCCATATTCTCAGCAGCGTGCATTGCCTTGTGATAGCCCTTGTGGTCTGAGACCTCCCCTTTGTCATTCAGAAACTTTCCGATGAAGTTGGTCATGTCAGACTGTTGCTGTGCAATTTTTGTTGGGTTGTTTACACCATATCTAAATTTCTTCTCTCCGATGTTGTATTCAAAACCTTTGAAATCATCATTTAAAAGATTAGATGTGGCTTGTTTAAACCTGTCTTTTCGCTGCTTTGATAAGTCTTGCTCTTCATTGTATCGGTTGAAAAAGTCCATTGCTTTTTTCTGCTCTTGGGTTACGCCTGGTCTTAACTTAATCTCATCGTAATATTTACCCTTCAAGTCTTCCAAAAACGTCTTCGCTTCTGCAACCTCCTCTTTAAACGCAAGCTTTCGTTTGCGTATGTCTCTTTCTTCATCTAACTCTTCGTTATACGAGAAGTTATCTTCTAAAAGGAAATTTATCTCATCATCATCAAGATGTGGTTTGCTTTTTCTATAGTACTCTTTCAACAATGCATTGTTATCTACTGTGCTGTAATCTGCATTTAATCTAACATAGTCTTCAACATTGCCACCTGTCTCTTCCATAAATGAAACAAGTTTTTCAATATTTTCAGGAAGTGGCTTTCCAGAAACACGTTCGTCTCTAATTGCTTCTTTTATTTCTTTAGTAACTTCTTTTACTTCCTCTTTTATTTCTTCTTCTTCTTCTTCTGTTATTTCTTGTATCCCAGAAAACCCTTCATTTTGAATGGAGCTTTCCCCTGATGATACTTCTGCTTCCACTTCTGATACAATTTCGGCTGGTTTATCTGCAACCACGTTTGTTGCTTCTTGCTCTTTATTGGCATCTTCTGATTTTATTTCAACTTTTGTTACTTCAGGCTCAGTGTCTTTTTCTTTTTTAGACAAATCTACTTTAATAACTTCAGGTTGTTTAACTAACTTTTTCATTGATGACTTCTTTTTTATTTTAAAGTCGCCCTCTTGTTTTACTTCTTCTGACATAATATAATATAATATAAATTAAAAAAATTATTTTGGATCAAACTGACCTAGGCCAAAGTTTCCACTTAATGTATCATTGCCTTTTGATTCAAAGTTTTTTGGCAATAAATTGTTTTGTCTTTGTTCAATCATTTCTGATTGTTGAGTTCCAGATATTCTTGTTCTTTTATCTTTTCTGTCTTCAATCTCTTGCTCTCTTTTGGTCTCAGATTTTATTTTTGCTTGGGCTAATTGCATATTAAAGTTAAACTCCTCAGCCATAAGTTCTCTCTTTATCTGAGCCTCTGTTTGCATTCTCTGTATCTCAAACTGAGACTTAGCTTGCTCAATGCTTACCTTCTCTGCTGTCAACGCTTGTTGTTTTTGAACCTCAGACATTGCTGCTTTCTCTGCAAGTTCTGCATTAGCTTGTGCTTGAGCCTGTATGTTATTTTGTTGAGCCTTTTCGGCAGCCTTTTGCTTTTTCTTTCTTTTATTCTTTAGCATTTCGTTTGCTAACTGAATGTTTTTTATTTGCCTAATGTCTATTGCGTCCTCAAGGTCTATTCCTCCAGTCTGTAACGCAACTTGTATATTCTGTTCTAATTGAGCCTTAATTTCATCGTCTGGCTCTAACTCTAAGAATATACCAAAGTCATGTAAGTTTAAGTCTTTAATTTCAGATAACGTTGCTACGTTGTATTGGTTAATACTATTCTGTAAAGAATTATTTGTTAAAGCAAAACCTAAAGAGTCTGCAATTCTTTTAGAGATGTTTTCACACGTTCTAAGCGTTAAATAAGAGCTTGCCTGTAGTATGTGTCTCGTTGCAACATTGGATTGATTAGCGGCCATCTTTTGAAGTCCTACGAGTGCATCTTTAGATGGTGCTGAACCATCTCTTGCCTCATTTAATCCTGTAACGTCTCTTATCATTTGTAAATAGTACTGATAAGTCTGTATTAAAGAATTTATTTTTGCGCCTCCGCTTGATGTCTGAAGTTCTTGGATTGGAACCTTTCCTCTGTTTAGTTCCCCATCTTGGGTCATAGACCTACCTAACACACTACCAGTTTGGAAGTACATATTTAAAGCTTCAGCTGCGTTGTAATTTGTTCCATTACCTAAGTCTACTTCTGCCAATCCATCTACATCTAAGAATACTCCATCAGGAACCATCCTTGACATTACTTGCTGTAGTTTAAGATGAGTTAATTGAATCATATCTGCAAATCCAGTAATTTTATTTACAACAGAATCAATTCTTCCGTTGTACATTCTTGGTGCACATATTGCATAGTTCATCTCAACCTTAGTTGTGTCAGCAAAAGGCCTTGTCATGTTTTCTGCAAGTTTCCATTCTAACATTTGGTTGTTACCTAGAATTTTTGCTCCACTATAAAGAACCTCTATGCTCCTAGATACTTTTTTAAATGTATCGCTTTCTGGGGGGTTAAACTCATCATTCTTTTCTATGGCTTTCTCCAACCCGTTTGGACCTTGCTTTATTTTAAATACTTGACTATTGTAAGTCTTGTACTCAAAGTATAATACTTGAACAGTATTTTCATCGTAAGCATTCCACCCAGTAATCATTTGTCTATTCCCAGGCATATCCTCTATGCGCTTTAACTCATCGTTAGGTATGTTTGGAAATTGTTTTTTTAACTCAGGTATTGTAACAGACTTCACTTCTCCAACATAGTATATATCTTCAAAGTTTGGGTCGTCTGTGTAAGAGTAAACCATTCTAGCTGGGTCACAGTACTCAGTAACAACACCATTAGCTTTGTTCCAATTAGTCTTTACAGCTCCAATACCTAGTACAGTTAAATCGTAATTGTATCTTTTTCTTACTTCATCAAATTTGTTCTTAGCAAGAACTTGATTTATAACTTCTTCTTCAGCTATTTCAATTGACTGCTTATAGTCTAGCTGCATATGAAGCTCTAACTCTTGATTATCTTCAGGTAAACTTTCGACATCATTAGTATTGAATGCATCAACACCAATACTTTTTTGCAACTCCATTAAACCTTCCTTAGCAGCCATGTCCTCCATTATAGCTGTTGCATAATCAGTTCTTTCTTTTAATGCTTTTGGGTCTTGAGCATAAGCCTTTATTTCGTATTTCTTTTCAGTCATACCGTTTGTGACAATATCTACAAACTTTGAAATAACGGGTACTGGCTTCCAATCTAAGTTTAAATAAGACAAGTCTCCATTTATAGCTAACTCATCTTTATATTTCTGTACAGGTTGCTCACCTCTTGCGTAAAGTTTTAACGAATGAAAATGGTTATAATTTGTTGCAAATCTATTTCCATTACCTCCTTGCCTAAACCACTCTGACTCAATGGCTCTACCAACTTGAACGCCATACTCGTAGCTTGATTTTTCTGCGTCACTAACAACTTGGCTAGGAAATACACTGTTTGGGTTTGCGCCTACGTTCATTTAATTTATTATTTTTGAATAACTTCCAGAGTTGTCGTATCTCTTAAACCCTAGATTTATATTTTTTCTTACTACCTTATTTATCGGTGCGTATCTATTTCTGTTACAAGCCATTATTGCTAATCCAGAACTTATAGATGCATCATGCTTTGTTCTATTGTTTATATTAAATCTTGCCCAATCCTCTAAAGTTCTTTGAAAGTAAACATCTCCCATTTCATCATCACCTAAAACTCCTACAAGTTCCTCTATATATGTTTCTATTGCAGCAGCGTGTGCTTGCATTATATCTTGACTTGAGTTAGGTATGCCACCTATTTCTCTTTCTGTAATTGATAACTTATTATACGATTTGTCTGGCCTGTTCATTGAGTACCCTCTGTACCCTCTGTTCTTAAAGTGATATAATAGCCTAGGTTTGTTGTTCTCTGCTAGTATTGGCATACCATAAAATACGCAGGCCATTAATACATCCTCAAAAAATATCTCTGCTGTCTGTGGCCTTGCAATGTACTCTAAAAAGAAATGATTGCTTGGTGCTTCTTCCATACTAAACTTAGTCAATCCATGCAAAGCTCCATTAGAACCTCTACTATCAACTGTTCCTGATATATCGTAACTATCACAACCAAATGCTCCAAGGTGTTCATTTCCAGGATAATTAGTACCATTCTTTTGTACTACCCTGTTTTGCATTCCTATTGGCGGTATCCATGACAAATAAAACCTACCATCTTTGTGTGGCATAAATGTAACTCTCGTATCTTTAATGCCATTCTCCCATTGAAAATTACCTTTAGTAATTAATGTGCTTGCAGCCATAGATTCATTGTGGTCTATTTGCTGATATATTTTTGTTAGATTAAATAAAGACTCCTTTGCCTCATCTCTAAAAGCGTGCTGTTCTGTTCTTGGAAACTGTCTATAAAATTCATTTAAGCCGTCTTGATCATCTTTTAAACCTGCAACTTCATTATTCCAAAATTCAATAACACCTTGCTTGATTGGTATTCCGTAAGGGTCTTCTACTGGTTTTTCTGGTGTGTCGAATACAGGTAGTCCATAAGAATCAATGTATCCCTCGTAGTTCCATTCCATAGGTATGAACAAAGAATATAATCCTGAAGCAGTCTGTCCATTGCTGTTTCTTCTCGTGACATCTGATGCATAGTACAATTTTTTAAAGTTTTCTCCTCCTTTATCTAGTGCATTTGATGTTGAACCCATCATACACTTTCCAATAATTCTACTACCTAATCTAAGACAAGTCTTTGTAACCCTCCAATTATTTAGTATATTACTTGGCCTCTCCCATTTACCTGACTCGTCATGTACAAGTAACTTTAGTTTTTCTCCATCATAGGAGTTGTCACCTGTATT